TAGGACAAATACGGTTACAAGGGGCAAGCATCGGTAAGGTGTTGCAAGTATTACGTGACCAATACGGATTGTTTTCGTTTTTTGTTGATGGCGTGTTAAAGGTCGGTTTGCCCTTTTATAAAGACACAGCGCAATCCGCAGTTTTTTTGTTTGAGAAAATGATATACGATGGCATGGAATTGACCTATCTAAAAAAGGATGATGTTAAGGTCCAAGTCAAAGGTATATTGATTAAGAACAATGACCGTGAGGAGTTTACTTATGGTGACCCCACAGGTGATATTCGAACGGTGTTTCAATACGGTGGAACGAAAGCCGATTTAGATGTTAAGTGCAATTCGTTTTTAGAGCAAGCGAATTACACAGGTTATTATGGCAGTTTTAAAACGTTTTTAGAGCCGAAAATGATACCCGGTGATTATGCCATTGTTGACAGTTGGAAGTTCCCCGAAAGAAAAGGAACGTACCTCATCAAGTCAGTAACAACAGAGGTAAGTGTTGATGCAGGTGGCAAGCAGACAATTGAATTAGAACGTAGAATATTATGAGTAAAGAAGTAACGGACATAAGGCAAGCAATACAAGCGTTAAGCGGTATCACTGATTTGACTTACGAGGGTGTAGCGTGCAAGGTGAGCGACATTGATTTGGCTACGTTCACCTGCACATGCACTCCGATAAACGGTGATGCAGAGTTCTTTGATGTGCTACTCAATGCCGATGCCGATAAGGGATTTACATTGATACCCAAAGATGGCAGTGTTGTAATCGTGCAACAAACATCACAGGCAACGGCCTATGTTAGCATGGTGAGCAAGGTGGACCAAATATACTTGGCAGGCGATGCGAATGGGGGGTTGGTTAAGGTGAATGATTTAGTAAGCAAGTTGAATAATTTAGAAAATAAAGTAAACGCAATGATTTTAATATTTAATGCGCATGTTCATGCAGGAGTAACACCCGGCACTGGAAGTTCTTTAGTAACTCCAACATTGATTTCAGGAACATTAATACCAACAACAGCAAACGAATTACAAAACAACACAGTTAAACATGGCAACGGCTAAAGATTTCTTGCAAAACAACGATAACGATTTGCTAATTGAAAACAATGATTTTGTTATCGGCAACAGTGATGAAGACCACATTGTTGACATTATCAATTCAGCGCAAGGCGATTGGAAAGAATACGTGCTTTGCGGTGTGAATATTGATAATTACCTCAACAGTAGTGGTGCGCAGTTGCAATTAAAGAAACAGATACTATCACAACTTGCGCAGGATGGGTATTCATCAATAACGGTTAACTTCAGCGATAACAATTCAACTAACTTCGAGGTCGATGCAATACGTAGTTAAGAATGGACAAGTGATTTACGATGTTGCCGTACAACTTTACGGTGATGCTCAATACTCGGTTAAGCTATGTACGGATAACAACATAACGATAACCGACTCAATTGATGGCCTTACATTGACTTATGATGAATTTATTAAGAAGAACATCATAGCCGCAGCGATAAAGCAACAGAACACACCACAGCAACCCGATAACAGCTATTACATTAAGCAAACGCAATCTGTTTATGATTTAGCGTTGCAGTTTGGTTACGGCATTGATGAAGTTGCCAATTTTTGTCAACTCACAGGGTTAGATATTACTTCCGATAGCGTTGGCGGACAAATAATTCAAGTTACTAAATTGCCTAATAATTTACCTCTTAATAGTATATTTGCCACACAGTTTTTTGAAGAACAAGTGGTGGGATATATACTAATGGAAGATGGGTTTTACTTGCTGCAGGAAAACGATAATAAATTACTACTATAATGGCTGATAAGAAAATAAGTGGCTTAACATCCGCAGGTGCGTTAGCAGGCACGGAGCCAGTGCCAATTGTGCAAGGTGGTGTAACGGTTAAAACAACCGTTCAAGATATTGCAGACCTTTCCACCCCCGACTTACAACAAGTGTTAGATGCGGGGAGTGTAGCGACAGGCGAAATTAGGATTGATGATGGGGGAGGTGATGAAGTGCATGTTGCTGCAAGTTACGTGCGTATTATAAACCCATTAGGCGGTGCAGCTACTATCGCTTCACCAACATTAGACGAACAAGTTGTCTTTGAACTACCCGACAAACCCGCAGGAACACAAACCTTTGCAATGTTGAGTGACATTACAAGCGGTGGCGTTGCATCAGTTAATTCTGGCATAAACATCAATGTTGACAATACTGACCCTGTTAACCCTATCATTAACTCATTATCGGATAGGTATAAGACCACATCGTTAACAAGTAACACAATAGGCAATGGTAGCAAAACATTCACAGTTGATGCTAACTTGTCTTATATTCCATTGCAAGAAGTTTTAGTGGTTTATGACGCATCAAATCATATGCACGGAACTGTAACAAGTTATAGTGGCACAACACTTATTGTTGACATTAAACATAATACAGGAAGCGGAACATATACATTATGGTCAATCAACCTTGATGGAACACCTGTTGATGCTATTACAGGCAGCGGAACAGCAGGACAACTTGCCGAATTTAGCAGCGCAGGAATTATTCAAGCAGTACCATTAGGAGTATATGCTAAAACAGAAGAAACTATCGCATACGCATATATATTTGGATAAAACATGAAAAACTTAATCACACCATCATACGTATTCACTCCTGGCGGTTCGGGAGTTGGAACTATTGACACTAACATCGTAAACTTTGACATTAAGTTGCTGTACGCAATTGTGAATGTTACAAGGGAAGCGATTATCTATACTCCCGCAATATCGGGCAGAGGTTACACAAGCATAACAGGTGATACTATCACATTGGAATTTAGCACAACAGGAATGAATAGTGGCGATATACTGCAATTCATATACGACTCAACGGTTGATTATCCATCGTATGTGAACACAGGGCAAACGCAGCCATTAACTAACGCACAATTAGCAACGGCAGAAACAACCGAAGCGTTAAGGCAAATTCAAACAGAGGTTGAGGTGTTAAAGAACTCCATCGGACAAACAAGGGTTGATACATCGGGCAGGTTAAGAGTATTGTTAGACTCAATATCAGCATCATTAACATTGGCAACTATCACATCGGTTGGTACTGTAACAACTGTTACAACGGTGTCAACTGTTACAAATCAAACACAAATAGGTGGTACTAACGCAAATGACCAAGTGTCTGCTTTGCGTAGAATATCCGCAGACTCATTATTATCTAAAATTCAAATAACATAATAAAATGCCAACTACTAACTTTAACAAAAAGGGCTTGATGCTCAAAAGGTGGGAGCCACTTCAATCAGCATTGTCAGCAAGCACTAACGGATCTTGCATGGCTATTGCCAACCACATAAAACAAAAGGCACTGTATATCAACTCAAACACAGCAGCGTGGCTTTATACGCCAGAAGAAGATGGTTTTGTGCCGTTAGCTTCGCCAGCGTTGCCATCATCATTCGGTGCAGGTGTGGCAGTTGTTGCAGGCAATTGGAGCATAGGTTCATCAACAGGTTTGCAAGGGTTAACAGCAACAGCGGGTTCGGTTAGCACAATTACAACCAATCAAACACTTGCACAAGATTTAAGAGGTTGGGGTGTACACATATTGGCAGGTCCAAATGCAGGCGTTACTTTGACCATTAGAAGCAATACCAGAGGAACAAATAGCATCCTTACAGTTGATACGCAAGGCGTGGCGTTTTCGGCATCAACTGTTTATCGTTTATGCACACCCGTTTACTACGTGATTGGGGCGGGTACATTGGCTTCGGGTTCGTTTAAAAAGTATGATTGGGCAACAAACACATGGACAACACTTGTTCAAACAAACTTGCCTGCAACAATATCGACAGACTCTCAATTGGTATCCACTCCATCGTGGTTAGGTTCGGACTACGTTGCATTTGCAACAGGTACAGCAACAGCGGGCGGTGCTTCAACTTTGACAAATAGCGCAAAGGCATGGGCAACTAATCAATGGGCAAACTATCAAGTTAGAATAGTAAGCGGTACAGGTGCGGGGCAGATTAGAACAATCGCATCCAACACAGGTACGGTATTAACAACAAGTACCGCATGGACAACACAACCATCAACTGACAGTGTGTACAACATTGAGGGCAATGATGACTTTATATACTACATGGGTTCGGGCGTTGTTGGTTTAATTAGATATTCAATTACTTCAAACACTTGGACAACCTTAACACCCGCAGTTGCAAGAGGTGGCGCACCATCAACAGGCATGAGTGCAAGTTGGGTATGGGGTTCAAGCGAAACTGATTGGACAGCCGAGAACGCAATCATCAACGGCAGCAGGATATACTCATTCAGAGGTGGTGCAAGTGCTAACTTGGACTACTACGATATTGCAGCAAACACTTGGGTTAATGCTATAACTTATGCGCCCAATGCTGAAACATTCACAACAGGCAGTAAATACGCATATTATGGCAACTTTATATACATTCAAAAAGATGCAACTTTACGTTGGTATCGTTTTAATGTTGTGACAGGCGAAATGGATGGATGGACAACAATCAACAACGTATCGGG